GATGGTCGCTTCTTTGCATCTCAAACTAATCTCTCAACCAAAGGTCGATGCTCTGTTGAGTATGTCCGAAAGGTTATCAACGAGATGATTGCCGATGGACACTTGAAGATTATTACTAAGGGAAACTCCCGTGGCAATGCAACCGTTTATCAGTTGTTATGGAAGAAACTACCCAACTCTATTGGGGAGGAACAAAGTTTAGGGGATGTAGAACTCCCCAACTCAGATACCCCCAACTCCCCAACTTTAGAGGTCTCACTCCCCAACTCCACTCCGTACCATCCGTCCTATACATCCGTCCTATCTACAACAAAGAGCGATGAAACTGCTATCGCAGTTATCCCGCTCTCGGAAGCAGTTGCTAGAAAATGGTGGGAGAAGCAAAGAGTTAAACCTTTGGGTAAAAGTGCGTGGCACTCACTACTGGCAATCTGCCAAGCGGCAGAGAAAAGAAACTACACAGCCGAGCAGATTGAACAGGCTTTAGATTACATAGGGACAGTTCCCTCAATGCGTCAAATGGATTTAGTTCTCAGAGGAGTAGGAGTAAAAACAAAACATGAACAATCAGCAATTAGAGCAATCGACTTGGCAGAAAAGTTCCGCAATGAATCTATCTGACCTAGCAATCCTTTTAGGATTTATTGGAATCTATGACCTTCGAATTCAAGTTGATGAGTTAAAGGTTCGAGCATGGGCTGAGTCTTTGGATTCAGATGTTCCTTTGGATGAAGCAAAGAAAATTGTTTCTTGGCATTACTCAAACTTTGACACAGCCGTTACTCCTGCCCACATAAATCGGGAATGGCGTCGTAGACTAGCCGACTCGAGAGAACGCGAGCGCGGACGCCAAATGTCTTTAGAGTGGGAGAAAAAAGAAAAAGAAAAAGCCTCTCCTGAAGTTGTAGCAAAAATTAAAAAAGAATTATTAGATAAATTGAACAGAGGTCAAGATGCTCCGTTGGAAAATGATAATGGAACGGTGGCACCTAACGCATGAAGATATTTCGATTTGTGGGTTGGTACAGCAGATGGCGATTCAAACGGCGTCAGAGGTATGCCCTGCTTGCTTGGACGCCATCGCAGATGAAAGACTCCAATGGCAAAACCTAAACCTAACCGAGTATCTGAAGAAACTCGATGGGTAGTTCTAGCCCGTGCTTTCTATAAATGCGAAAGATGTAATCGAGATTTTCTAGGTTATCCAATGTCAGTTCATCACAGGCGCCCTCGAATGATGGGTGGCTCAAAAGATGAGATGCTTCATGAATCAGCGAATCTAATTGTTCTTTGTGGTACTGGAACTAGCGGTTGTCATGGATGGGTTGAGTCAAACAGAGCCAAAGCCCGTGAACTCGGATACCTAATTCAAAAGATTGAATCGGCTGAAGAGATTCCATTTCAAGATGAAACTGGTGCTTGGTGGAATATCGACAACTACGGACAGAAAACCCAACTGGACATGATTAGGAGTAACCCTCATGCTTGAGCCATGGAATGTTTCTGTCAGATTGATGAAGCCGAACAGACGATTTATCGTCTTGAGTTCAACCAGCGTCCTTGGACGACTAATGCTGAACGGGCTGGCAACCGATGGGAGCGAGCAAAACTCACAAAAGAATGGCGAGCGGGTTTTCAACTCTTGGCTAAATATGAGAAGATACCCCCTATGGCGTGGATTACCGTTACGGTGGAACCACATCAGAAAGGTGGTCGCTTACAGGATGTAGGGGCGTGTAATCCCTCAGCGAAAGCGGCGATTGATGGACTCGTAGACGCGGGAGTTCTTCCCGATGATTCTTCGCAGTTTGTTAAATCTTTAATTTTTCTGCCACCAAAGAACGATAAAAATTCGTTAGTTATTTACATACGAGGAGTAAAGAAGGAGAGGACATTTTGAACTGGAATTTAATATGGACAGTTGTTGGAATAGCAGTTGCTAGTTTTTTCATACTGCCTTTTTATATTGCGATGCTAATTGCGTATAAGAAATCAGTTATGAAAATTGAATTGGAATTTGTCGCTACGGCAAACCACATTCAAAAGAAGGTCAAGTTTGATGATGCAGTCGAACGCCTGTTCGAAGAGGGAGAAGTTATATGAGTACAGTAATGGAAGCAACGGAGTTGGACGGCAAAGGACTTGACGAGGTTAAGTTACTTACCGATGCTATCCGCACCCATCAAGTACAGATTCAAGACTTAGGTAAACGCCGTAAACAGTTGATTCTTCGACTGCGTAAACAGCGCATCACCTATCGTGAGATTGCTGAAGCAATGGGAGTATCCGAGCAGTTGATTTACAAAATCATCCGCAATGATATTTCTCGTACCCCTGAGTATGACGCTCAAGGCAAACTAATTCGTAGACGAGGGCGACCAGCGAAACCTGTTGTCTAATGAAGTTCATAGAGTTATTCGCAGGAGTTGGTGCGTTCAGACTCGGACTTGAAAGAACTGGTCATGAGTGTGTATGGGCTAACGAATGGTTAGAGAGACCTAGGAGTATTTATGCACGAAACTTCGGACACCAACCTGACGGACGAGATATTAGAGATGTTTCCGCTGGAGACATTCCTGATGCCGACCTCCTCGTTGGAGGATTCCCTTGTGCGACTTTTTCAGTTGCAGGAAAACGAACAGGGTTCTCCTTGGATGACACCCGAGGGACACTCGCTTTTGAAATGTTTAGACTCGCTCGCGACAAAGGGATACCGTACTTACTCTTTGAGAATGTTAAAGGACTCCTCAATCACGACGGAGGAAGAACCTTCGAAATTATCCTCGAGGTCTTGGATGGCATGGGGTATGACTGTCAATGGGAATTGCTTGACAGCCAAAATTTCGGCGTCCCGCAACACCGAGAAAGGATATTCCTTATCGGACATCTTAGAGGAAAACCCCGACCAAAAGTATTCCCTATCGGCAGAGCAAGTAGAAGCAATGATGAAACGAACACGCAAGAACGAAAAGGAAGGGAGGGGCTTTTCTCCAACATTTCTCCGACCCTAGATGCTCATTACTACAAAGGCGGTAACGCTAGGCAGTATGTAGTTCAAACAGAATCTCGAAGAGATAAAGAAATGAGAACCTATACAGAGGGAGTTGTTCCAACGCTGACAGCACAAATGGGAACAGGAGGCGGAAATGTTCCGTATGTGAGACCAATGTTAGATGTAGCAAGAGTAAACAAATCACCAAACGGGAGACTTATCAAAGATGATGGAGACCCGATGTACACGATAACAGCGCAAGACCGTCACGGAGTTCAAATCGGGGATGAAGATGGCTTTGCGATTAGAAAATTAACTCCCTTGGAGTGCGAGCGCCTTCAAGGATTACCCGATGGATGGACGGAGTTCTACGATGACGGACGACGAGTTTCAGATTCCGAAAGATACGAGCGATGCGGACGCACAATCACAATTCCTGTTGTGGAAGCGATTGGTAGAAGGCTTCATGAGTTCTACTGAGCCGTTCTCATTCGACACTATTGAAAACTTTGATGACCATATCGCTCAGTCAATCCCAAACTATTACACGCTGACCGAGGCAATCTGTGACTTGAGTACCTACTTCATGACCGAAGATACTCAGGTAATTGACCTTGGCTGTTCAACTGGCAAACTTTTAGAAAGACTTCCTCATCGTGGCAAGAAAGTCGGAATTGATATAGCGGATAACCTTTTGCCTGAGTCCCATGATGAAACTTTATATCTACGCAAAGACCTTAGAGCCTTCAATGGTTTTGGTAAATCAAGTTTAATTCTTTCAGTCTTTACTCTTCAGTTTCTCCCGTACGAGGACAGACCAAACATCTTAAGCGGAATCTATGACTCTCTCGTTGAGGGTGGGGCTTTTATATGGGCTGAAAAAGTTAGAGAAGAATCGGGTGAACTCGAGCAAGTAATCCATGGCGCTCACTATGACTTCAAGCGTAAAGCCTTTAGCGCTGATGAGATACTAAACAAAGAGCGCGACCTTCGACCAATCATGAAAGTAAACACTTCCATGAGAAATCAGATATTGGCAGAGAACGCAGGGTTCACAGTCGGCACAATGTTTTGGAAGTTCTTTAACTTCGAAG